GTGACGCTCTCGCCGTCCTTGGCCGCAGGAAGCGCATCGACGGCCCGCTGAACGGCTTCGTCGATCGATGGGAGCACCTGGTCGAGCGTGACGCTCTCGCCGTCCTTAGGCTTCGGCATCGCATCGACAGCCCGCTGAACGGCTTCCTCGATCGAGGGGAGCACCTGGTCGAGCGTGACGCTTTCGCCGTCCTTCGGCACCGGTAGCGCGGCAACGGCGCGCTGCACGGCTTCGTCGATCGAGGGCAGAACCTGCTCCAGCGTGACGCTTTCGCCGTCCTTGGCCGCAGGAAGCGCGGCAACGGCCCTCTGGACGGCCTCCCCGATCGCGGCGACGTTGCCCGGCATTGCATCGGCGACGGCCCGCTGTGCGGCCTCCCTGGCAACCGGGGCGAGCTGCTCGACGGTGACGCTTTCGCCGTCCTTGGGCTTCGGCATCGCTTCGACGGCGCGCGTCACCGCGGGCTCGACGAGATCGCGGACGATTTCGGCGGCCCATTCGCGAGCCTGCGCCCTTAGATTCGCGATCTCGGCGCGCAAGCTCGCGATCGTTGCAGACGACTCGGCGATTGTGGCACGTACCTCGGCCGCCATGCGCTCGCGTTCCCGGACCCATTCGCGACGCTGGTCGGCAATAACCCGAGCCAGCGCATCGGCGAGCGCATCAGTCGACAAGTCGGAGGTCCTCTGCCTTACGCCAGATGGCGTCTGCGAGCTGCTTTCCGGCGCTGGCTGGATCATTGGTCGGAACCTCAGAGGTTTGAGATGAACCCGAGTCCTTCTGGAACGGGTCCGGTTTGGCATCGCGCTTCGCGAGCGCACTCAGCGAATAGTTTTGATGCTGTAGGTAAGGCGTGTTGCCGCCAGGAACCGGAGGGAGATCGAAATCGCGGCGGGCTTCGTCCGGCGAATAGATGCCCGCAGTAACGCCATCCTTCGCAACGGTCATTTGCGTCTGCGTGTCCATGCGCAGCAGAGTTTTGAGATCCAGTTCGGTCCCGAGATTTTCCCCGAGCCCCAAACCTTCATCGAGACAAAGCTCGATGGACTCGATGTGGATTTGCAGGCACTGAGTATAGTATTCGAGGTTCAGCGCTTGAACGTTCCCGTTCGCCGGAACCTGGCCTTCCCCGATCTTGTAGGGCGGGACGTGATACGTCGAACAAACGACCTGCGCCGTCCATTTCAACTGCTCGATGACTTGGCCCTCGACCGCGCTCATCGCGATCTTTTCGTATTTGAGGCCATCACCAAGCACGGCGATCCGGCCGGCGTTTTCACCCGTGAACTCGGCCTCAAACTTCGCCTTCATGCGTTCCGCGTTTGCGGGATCGATGCGACCAGGCGCGACAAGCACGCCGCCGGGCTGCGAAGCGTTCCGGAATAGGCGGGCGGACTGTTTCTGGATGTGCAGGCCCTGTGTCGCCGCTAGCGCATTTGCATAAATCGGCGACATCCCGACGAGGGGATGGAACATGCAGTTGAAACGATCGTGGATGATCTCGCGCGCCGGCACGATGATATCAGTGGTCAGGCCCGCAATATTATCGCTAGCGAGCTGATAGAAGACGCTACCATCGTCGGCGACGAGCGGCTTGACCCTGTTGGGATCGAGCACGTAGAGCGCGGTGACACCGCCTCCGCCATGCCGCTCCTTGAGGACGTAGGTATTCCCGTGCTGGAGCTTCGACAGCATCCAGGACTCGAGGAACTGGATGCGGTTCTGGAAAGGGTTAGGCTTGCGGAGCACGGGCGAATAGGCAGAATTGGTGGTCTCCTGCCAGACGCCGTCCTCACCTTTCGCCATTAGCTTGATACGGGGTTTCGCGATGTCAGAGGCGATCAACGTCCGGCACGAAAAATCGGCATGAAAAGACAGCACCGAATTGAAATCGACTTTGACGTCGCGCTGCCAGGCACCACCAAAGCTCTCGCGAACGAGCGGGTACCAGCTTCCGCCATGGTACGGAACGCTATTCAAGGCCTTCTGAGCGAGCCATTGGCGCGTCTTCGGAAACAGTTTCATGCTGCCAGCCTTTCAGAACGTCCGCAGAAGACGACGTCCTCGAACCCGTGCATCCGTGCGAGACGCAGGGCGTGACCATCATCGTTTGCGATGTGAAGTACTTCTCCGGGCCAGTGGGCCGCCGCTTCCGGCGACGCGATGACGGCATCGAACAACCGGCCGTCCAACTGCTCCTCGAGATCCTGCCAGACGGAATCGGCGTAACCGAGAACGAGGCAGCGACCGCGCGGCGATCGCCGATAGTGCTCGGCGATCCAATCGTAACCGTGCTCAGCTAGCCGCCATGGTTTCGGATTGCCCGGAAAGAACATGATCCGGACCGGGTCCAGACCTACATAAGACCCCCACCACGCCACCCCATCATCGGCGCTCCAGGTCGCCTCGCCGGGACCGAGGACGTAGCTGATCCAGGCCTGATCGGAGCCAACGTATTGCTGCCCCGCTGCAACGGCGCGCTCCGGCGTGAACGTCTCATAGACGTGCGGTCTCGCGCCAGCCGTCATCAACAGCATCGAGCCGTTGTAGGGCCGCTTGCCCGTCGTGCCGCGGTACATCTTGAAGTCGATATCGGTATCGAACAACGGATCGAGCGAGGCGCCGATGACGCAATCGAGATCCATGCTGACGAAGCGCTCGCCGAAAATTTCAGCGGCATCCGGACGGAACAAGGCGACACGCCGCAAGCATTGCGGAAACCCGCCAGACCAAGTCGGGAGGACTACGTCCTCGAAATCGCCGGGCGGCGAGATGATGTCGATCGACGGATCGATGCCCGACGGCGTCGACGTCACGCAGGCAAGACGATGCGGGATCGTCAGATGCCTGCGCACCATGTCGGCCCAGATGTTGACGTGGTGCGCGGTATAGAGCGTCCGGCCACCGGGCTGATGCCAGAGCCATGTCAGAACGGTCAGCATGGATTACTTCGATGCCTCCCGCTCTTCCGCTGCATAGGCCTGCAGCTTCGCGTTCATCCGCTTCGCGTAATCGAACGCGGCGCCAGAAAGCAGCTGCAGATCGCTCCGCGCCGGTTCCGGCAGATCGGCGGCGAGACGCCAGATCTCGCGGACGGTTTCACAAAGCGTGAGCCGACCGGTGTGGTGGTTCGGATTGATCAAATACTTACGCTGCTGCAGGACGGCCCGCGTCGCTTCACGGAACGTCATGCCATCGGGAACCGGCCCGAGGTTCGTCGGGACAGTGGGCTCAGCCATTAGAGGCTGCCGCCGCGGCGATCTTCTCGCGAAGCTTATCGGCATCCCAGCCATTGAACGGCTTGGTTCCGAGCTTCGCCTTGTATTCGGCGCGGAGCTTGTTCAGTTCGTCGGAAGCGGGATCGCCCTTCGAGCCACCGGTATCGCCGTTCTCGCCGGTCTGATCGGAGCTTTGATCGTCCGTATCAGGATTATTGGGTTCCCTATCGGCTTCGGGCGGCTTCACCGATTGGGCAGCCTTGGTGATGAGATCAGCATCGGGCGCGGGAAGCGACGCCACATCGCGCCAGCGTTCAGCCTTCTTGGCGGCGATCAGAACCTTTGCATCACGATCCGACACCGTGTCGAAAACGTCTCCCGGCAGGAGAGGCTTGGTGGCGTAATTAAAGGGCTTGGTGGCGACGAGCTTCATGGGTCCGATCCTCTATCTAGAAGAAAGGCGGCCAGTTTCCCGGCCGCCCACTGTTCGTGTTTGGATGCCCAGACTTAGGAAGCCGGGACCGCACCACCCCAATGCACGCCGCTGAGGTATGCGACGGCCGAAGCGCGACGGAGCTTCCAGTTGATCGTCTTCTCGGCTTTGAGACCGACCAAGCCCGACTGCCAGAGCGAGACCAGCGAAGCGCCGGTGCTCGAGGTGCCGTCCTGAGTGGGAACGCTCTTCATTTCGAGCGATGCCTCGGTGCTCATGTCGACGGTTACTTCGCCGTTGTCGGCTTCGTAAACGTCGGTCGCGTTGACGAGGGCGACGATGCTGCCGACGTAGTCGGAAACGATCGCAGGCAGACCCTCGAAAATGCCGCCCTGCATCGTCATGCCCGGGAATTCCTTATTACCCAGAGCATTGACCATCAGCGACAGCGCCAGTGCGTTCGTCGACGACATCACCCAGACGCCGGTGCTCGGCACGTTCGATGCGTCGATGAACTTCTGGAAGACGGCGCGAACCTCCTTCCGGATCGCATCGGCATCGGTCGTGGCGTGCGAGACGATCACGGGCTGACCGTTCGTGATCGACTTCGGCTTCGCACCGGCAGAACCGGCGTTCGTCGGGTCGATGAACGCGACGTCCTGCCCCGCCACGATCGCATCGCGCAACGAGTCGCGAACGATGATGTCGGACGAGGGATTAGAGCTGAGGATGTTCTCCTTCGAGAGAACGGCGATATTGCCGATCTTCAAAGGCTCGAGCGTGCTGCGATCGAAGCCGAACGCGGTCAGCGGAGTGGGCTTGCCTTCACCGACCCAGTAAGCCGCCCCGCCGCCGGTCTGCGAGATCAAGGGCTCGCGGAAGGGAACGGAGCGAAGGCCCGGGATATTGCCCGTGCCGAACTTGCCGAGGATCGTGGCCGGGCGCAGGAACGCCGCGAAATCAGCAAAGGCCGACGTTTCGGCGCCCGTCAACTTGGCCGCCCAGTTGCCGGTGGTGTTCAAGCCAGGGGCGACTTCATTGGCCTTCATGACGCCGACGACGTCGCTGTCCGGACCATACATCCGCTCGGCGACGCTGATCTCGTCCTTGAAGGTGAGCTGCGAGACAGCCTTGACCTTCGCGAGACGCGCAAAGAGCACGCCAGCAGCGGCCTTCGGCTGGGCGACGACGACAACGCTCGGACCGCGGGCGGCGCTACCGTCATCGGTGCTGTTGACCTTGATGACCTGCTTAGCGCTAGTGGCCTTGAGCTGCTCCATCTTGCGGAGACGCTCGAGGCTCTTGTCGATGGTGCCGACTTCGACGTCGAGGTTGTCGAACTCCTCTTGCTCGGACTCGTCGAGCGAACGACCTTCATCGACGCTCTTCTGCATGATGCCGTCCATGCGGGCCACGTTCGCGGCGCGCTTGGTTTCGAATGCGGTGATCTGCTCCGCAGTAGTCTTGGCCATTGGTCTCTCCTTTGGCTGGGTTGAGATTTGCTTCGTGGTTTTTCCCGTAGCGCCGGGAGTGACATCGCCACCGGGCACCATGCGGCCAGTCGCGGCCGGTGCACCGACGTCGAATCTCTTGATGACCGCGATCGCGGCCTGATCCATTTTCTTGAGGCCAGTGATGACGGCGTCCGGCTGAGCCGGGATCGTCACCGCGCTGAGTTCGTAAACTTCACATTCCATCCAGCGGATGCCGCCGCCTTCGAGGTAGGCGTACTCAATCGGACGAAAGCCGATCGAGACCGCGGTGACGAGACCGAGCGTAATCGACTGCCAGGCCTCGTCGATCCGGTCCTTTAGGGCGCCGGGTTCGGTGATGACGGGCAGCTCAGCCTCGAACGGGATCCCGTCCTTCGTAGGCTTGCCGAACGATGCGGTGCCGATCGGCTTTCTGGCATCATGCTGCCAGAGGAACGGCATCGGGTTGGTGAACTTGACGCCCAGCGGCTCGACGATATCGCCATAGCGATCCGGAGTCGGCGTCGTCGCGATGCCGCGAACGATGCGCCGGTCCTGGTTGATTTCTTTGATCGTCAGAAGCGAGTAGGCGCGCTGCTGCTGCGCCGGCACGACAGTAGCTGCCTGGGCCATGATCATTCTCCAATTTTTGCGAGAGACGACCGGGTAGCGTTCGCTAACCGGCAAAGAACATCTGGTACGCGCGGTACGGCTTCGGGTTTTTGCCCATCAGGACGACGGCGTTAAACGTCGCCATCAACGGGTCGATCTTTGCCGAGCCCGAGATCTGCTTATTGATCGTGATGGCGTTGCCCTTAGGTTCGACGCGAGCATTGCCAACACAGAAATCCATCAGCTCAAGGCCGCCGTGCAGAAGCGTGCCTCCCGCCAAATTGCGCTCCGCAGTCTTGATGGCGCCATTAAGCTGCCAGCCCTGCGGGATGCCGACGATGCGCTTCTCGTCGATGCCACCCTCGCCGGTCAGAGCCTTGACGATTTCGGTGACGCCGTAGCTATCGACGCCGACCGCGGCCTCCTCGGCGAGTTTGCCGGAGCCCTCGATCTGCAGGACGATAGCGGCGACCTCTTCGACGTCTTCGCCGGGGCTCTTGCAGAACGTCAGCTGCTTAACCGCGGCGAGATCATCGAGCTGAGGCGCGATATCCTTGCGGCGATCTTTTACGATCTCGTGCGCCCAGGCATGATTCCACAGCAGCCATTTCCCGTCGGCTTCGGAACGACCGAGTACGGCGAGGCCGAGCAAGTCGTCGAGACCGCCGCCATCGATACCGACGACGATGACCTCCGACCGCTTGATGACCTCCTCGAGCGACAGGCCCTCGATCACATTCGAGGTACCGGCGGCCGAGTCGTCGTCCTTTGAGTTGCCATGCCAGAACTCGGCGCCGGCCCAGCCGTCGGAAATCAACGCGAGACCGATCTCGACGTTGAAATGCTGAGACGCGAACAGAGCGAGCGCGGCGTTGCCTTTGCGCTCTGCTTTGCGGAGTTCGCGTTCAAGGAAGTCCTCCTCGACGGACCGGCCCAGGTTCGGATTGACGAGATGCCAATACTCACGACGTTTCCACCCGCCGTCAGAACTGACCTCGTTCGGCAGTTCGTACAGCATCGGCAGCATCGGCAATTGCATCTCGCCGTCGCGCACGCTGCGAGCCATCGCCAGCTCGGACTTGAAGATGCCCGACGGCGGCGTCTTCGACTGCGTCGTCGTTTGCAGCAGAAAGCCATCCGGACGGGCGGCCATGGCGCCACGGATCTCCGTGAAGACGTGCTCGGCGCGCGGCTTGCGCGCGAACTCGTGCGTCTCGTCGATCATGGTGCCGAGTTCTTTACCGCCGGTCACCGCTTCGGTATCGGCCGCTTTGATCTGCAGCGTTGCCTCGGTGCGACGGTTGGTGATGCACCGCTGCGCAAGCTGCAGATGCAAAAGCTTCTTCAGTTCCGGGTCTGCCTTGACGATATCCATCGCCTGCTTGAACGAGATGTCGGCGATGGTCTTCGTCGGCGCGACGATCTGGAAACCGCCCTGCGGCCGTCGATTCAGGATGAGCGCGGTCAGCATAATGGCGCCGCCGCCGCTCGATTTGTTGTTCTTCTTGGGGATCATCAAGAAGAACTCCTGCAGCATCCGGCGATCGCTAGCAGGATCGTAGGAGCCGAAGAACGCCTCCACGAACGGGAACAACCACGGACCGCATGCCTCGCCCATCGTCGGCATGCCGATGACGTCCGGTATCTTCAGCCGCTTGAAGACGCGCAACGCGCGCTCCGCTTCGGTCTTGAACAGAGGCAGATCAGGAACGAGCGACCGTCCCTGCATAATTCGATCCTTCCAATCCGGAAGGGCCGTCGACCAGGCGCCCATCAGTTCGGCCGTCCAGCGCCGCGATCGGCAGAATAGGGATCGAGGTCGTCGCCCCATTCGGAACCCTCGCCGGCAGTCTTGGCATCGTCCTCGCGCTGCTGCTTCTTGCCGGGCCCGGCTTCAGCGATGAGCGCCAGAGCCGACGCCAGGTTGCGCGCGGCCTGAATTCTCGTCGGCAGCGATACGATGCGCAGCAGGAGCTGGCGCCGCTTCGGACTGCGATCGCCGTGCGTCTCCTCGGCGATGACCTGCTCCAGGAAGTCAGGATGCGCCGACGCGAGATGCAATTCCTGCATCAGCATCTCCAGCAACGCCTTGCCGGACTTCGAGAGATCGATCGAGCCGTCGGCAGCTTTGACCATCGTCGGTGACGGCGCCGCCGCGGGAGACGGGTCAACCCGCTCGTGGGAGGCGTTCTCTCTCGGTTCCGGTTTTGTCTTTGCAGACGCTTGCGCACCTTTTTGCGCACCCTCTTGCGCACCGCGCGGCGGCCAATCCTTTTCTCTGGCCCGCTTCCGGATGGTGGACTCCGGGACCTTGTGTTGCTTGGCAAGTGTACGGATTGAAACGGTATTTTTCACCCAGGCCCGCTTAATGGCGGTCCAGTCGATGAAATTTTTTTCTACGGTGCGCACTCTTTTTTCGGACCTCGAATTTTTTCCCCAGCGGGAAATTTTTTACAAATGAGCCCCCAAGCGGTGACGGCCCCCGAGTTGATCTCGCAACCGACCTCCCCCCCCCTGGCTGGGCGATCGCCGATCAGTCGCAGTCAGATCGCCGACGCTTCGCCAAGCGACGCTCCAACGGAACGTGATGCCAGAAGCGAAGCCGAGTGCTCAGGATGGCGAAGGGCGCTTGCCTCTTGTGCCGATAGACCTTCGGCCTCCACCGAGGTCGGCTGCGAAGTCCCCATCTCCGAACCCGATAGTGCGGCTCCTGAGACAGGAGCACCGGCAGACCGTCGTGCATCAGAACCTCCGAGCCATCCGTTTCGCCCGCTCCTCGGCCGTCTTCTTCGAGTGCGAAGCACCGCAACGGAGCATCACGTTGCGCTCGTCGAGCGGCGCTCCACCGTCCTCGAGTTCGATGAGATGGTCGGCGAAGACACGCATGCCGGGCCGATGGGTGCGGCCGTCGCACTTGGGGTCCTCACAGATCCGTCCACGCTTCTCGACCAGCTGAGCCACGAACGCGCGCCACTCCGGCGATTCATAGAAAGGGTCTGCACGCTTCGGCGCCGGGGCTGCAGCCCGTACGTCGACGGTGCGGAGCGAGGGCTGCAGCGTTCGAACCAAGCTCAGGCCTCGACCAGTTCGCCGTTGCGGACGTAGCCATGCCAGACGCCGACGGCATGCAGAGACGGCGACAAGGTCGGCTTGTCCTCATTGCCATCCCAGGACCACTGCGCGCCGCTGTCGTTGCGATAGCCGATCGACCAGGGGCAGATGATCGGCCGCAAAGCGCCAGGAGTGCCACCCTGCAAACCTGGGCAAGGGATCATCACCCAAAGCGTCCGACCGCAGGCCGCTACCGTCCAATAGAAATCGCCGATAGCGATATCGTCGCGATCCCAAAAGCCGTCCTTCTGGCAACGCCGCATGGGGAAAGCGGCGTGCCCGTAGCGGGGTGTTTCCCTCACGATGCCGCTCTCAGGCGCGCTGCTGGAAGCGCTGTGGGCGTCTGCGACCATGCTCTAAGCCTCTGCAAACGGTGAAACCTGAGCCGGTCGACCAAGGCCGCATCGGCATCAGGAAACTTAAGAACGCTCCGGGCGATCTCATCGGCTAGCACCGCACGGAGAGCGAAGAGATGCTCGGCCGGAACGAGGTAGCCGAACTTGTAGATGACGCGGATCGGTATCCCGAACTCGCGTAGTTGCCGACGCAATCGGCAGACATGCACCTTGATGCAGTTGTCCGCCGTCAGCGGACCGCCATCTGCGCAATCGCCCCAGAGCGCATCGATAAGCTCGTCTACCGGCGTCCTGCGACCTTCGACCAAGCGCCATGCGATAACCCGCATCGACGCCGTCAGCCGCAAAGGCATGGCGCTAGCCGAGCCTCGGCATGCGCCAGGTCGAGAGATTGTCCCAGTCGTCGTTGCGACGCTCCGGCGGCTTGTCGGCCGGCACGGTTGGGTTCTCGCTTTGCCCGAGCACGTTCTTGCCAAGCCAGACCTGCATGCGGTCGCTACCGAGCTGCGCCGACTTAAACTGCTGCATCTTGAGCACCGCTCGTCCGGCGGCCGGACCGCTATGCCAAGCGATGAAACTGCGCCGGTTGGCGACCAGAAACTGCTTGAACTCGTCCGGGATCAAACCGAGGTACCCTGCCGCTTCCTCCAGCGTGCATTGCGTCCTCGCCAGGATCTGGATCTGCTGAACGAGCGCGTCGGTTTCGATGATATCGGACCGCACGACCGGGACCGCGAAGCCCTCGGCGGGTTCATAGGAATTGCCAGCCATTCGGAAGCGTCCTGAGTTCCACAAAAACGTTGAAACGATTGGCGCGGTTGATGCCCTCGGTCATGCCCGGGGTAACACCGCGATCGGTGTAGACGACGCATCGCTCAGCGACGCGGTACCAAGCGAGACCGGCCTCGATGCCAAGCGTACGCTGGGCGAGAACGCCGTCATCGAGCACGCCAGGCTGCGTAAACAGCAAATGCGAGGCGATCGGCGCCTCGCCCCTCACAAGGCAGTCCTTCAAGCACTCGCGGCCATCACCCTCGAGCTGGGCGGACTTGCCAGTGAAGTCCTGCCAACGCTTAACGGCGACGTCGACATAAGCCGGATTGAGCTCTAGGGCGTGGCAGACGCGGCCGGTCATTTCCGCCGCGATCAGCGTGGTGCCGGAGCCCGAGAAAGGCTCATAGACGGACTGCCCAGCGCTCGAGTTGTTCTCGATCGGGCGCTTCATGCATTCGACGGGCTTCTGCGTTCCGTGCCCGGTGTCGTTCTTGAGGTGCTCGATGAACCAAACGGTCGACTGCTTGCGATCGCCATGCCAGTCGCCGGTCTTGCCCTGCTTCACGGAATACCCGGCGACCTCGTGCTCCGGAATGAAGCGCCAATGATCCTCGGAGCCATCCTTGACGCCGTAAAGGGCGGGCTCGTGCTGCCAGTGGTAGTGGCCGCGGGAGAGCGCTGGGCGCGTCTTGACCCAGATGATCTGCGCGCGGATCTGGAACCCGCAAGCGGCGAGACTTTCGGCGACGACGCCGGCATGCAAACCTCCGTGCCAGACATAGGCGACGGCGCCAGGAAACAGCTCCCAGGCCTCGCGCCAGTCAGCACGGTCGTCGTTGAGCACCTTACCGGTAGCGGCGCCGCTTGAGCCAACACCGGCCTCCTTGCGCCAGGCCGGATCGTATTTCACGCCATAGGGCGGGTCGGTGACCATGAGGTTCGGGACCGCTCCGCCCAGCGCCTTATCGACATCGGTCGGATTGGTGCAATCGCCACAGACGATGCGATGACGACCGAGGACCCAGACATCACCGAGCACCGATACCGGCGTCTCCGGTAGCGGCGGCGCGTCATCCGGATCGGTGAGGCCTGCGGTCTTCTCCGCTAGCATCTCGGTCAACTCGTCGGTCGAGAAACCGAGAAGCGACATATCGAAGGCGGAACTCGCTAGCGCCTGCAGCTCGAGCCGCAGCATGTCGTCGTCCCAGCCCGCGTTTAAAGCGAGCTTGTTGTCGGCGATGATGTAGGCCCGCTTCATCTCCTCGGTCCAGCCGATAGCCCGCATGCAGGGCAGGTCGGTGAAACCGGAGCGCTGGGCCGCTAGCACGCGACCGTGACCGGCGATGATCCCGCCGTTCTCGTCGATCAGGATCGGAATCGTGAAGCCGAACTTCCGGATCGAGGCCTGCAGCTGGACGATCTGCTCGTCGGAGTGCGTGCGGGCGTTTCGAGCGTACGGAATAAGATCGGCGATCGGGACGCGCTCGACCTTATCGGCCGGCCAGATCTGCGCATCGACCTCGGGCTGCTTTTTCGCCATTACGCGCAGCCCGCACAATCGACTTCGCCGGGATACTCGACATAACCGGAGACAAGTCCGTCCTCATCGATGGTGAGGCGGAGATTGGGCACGTCGGAATTGAATCCCGGCATCGTAAGGGTGCCGTTTCCAAGATCGAAGCACATCCCATTCGTGGCCCGAATGACGCCGCAGGGAATACCCCCGAGATTGGCAGAGAGGGCGTCAAGCCCGTCGACCTCGCCGAGCATCGAAGGAATCGTGCGCAACTCGATATTCGCTTGCACGGCATCGCCCAGCGCTTTCGCGGCTGCCGGGGCGACCGCTGCGGCACCAGCGAAAACGCCAAAAAGTCCACGTCGTGAGAGCATGCGTTTTGCCTCAGCGTTTAGAAGTCGAATTGTATGAGAAACGCGGGCGGGCGCCGAAATGGCACTCTGAAAAAGCCCGAAAACATTGACGCCTGCGAGGGCGTTTTCACCCTGCAGGCGCAATAAGTCGAAATCGACCTACAAAATTTTTTCGCGATTCGCAACGGTGATGAGCGAACCATGATGGCTTCACCGCTTTGGTGCAGCCTTGTCGAACCCGGGCGTCTCACTGTTGTCGAGGACGACTGGAACACCCTCCAGCGCTTCGACACGCTGCACATCAAACCAGTGCGGCTCGACGTAGGCGCCGTCTTTCACGGGAGGCGTAAGGAGTGCTTGATTGCATCCGCTGATGTACTTGCAGACGCCGGTGACGACTCCCTCGAAGCCGGTGATTTTGTCTTTGGCTTTAATTCCAAGTTGCATTTCCATGTCTCCAATTGAACGCGCACAAATTCAACTCGACGTCCTTTGGTCGAGCCAAACGATCATCGATCCGTCCGTAGGTCGACGGTGCCCGTCCTCGGTGGCTCGCAGACGTAGGATCGCTTGCTGTACAGCCGTTCTCGATCGATGGGCTCTTGCCCAGATCCCAAGTAGAGAACGCGCCGCTCGCGCGTGAGCGTGTTCTCCATGTAGGACCAGACGCCGGAATCGTGGACCTCGCGCCAGGCAAACGCTGCCCGGAAGCGGAACCAAAGGCGAGACCTAGGCCACGGAAAGCGCTGCTGGCGGAGCGCGGGTTGCCACGGTCGCGGGTTGCCTCCCATGCCGGGCCAATCTGGCGGCAACGTTGGTGGCATCAATCCTCCATAGGGTCGACGGTGCCAGGCACCATCCAACATGACGAGCACTCGTGCGATTTACCGGGAACCGGGCCGTACATCGCGATCGGCCATCCCAGGACATAGCCGTAGCTGACGTACATGGCGCCATCTCGGGAACGCTCCCAAGACCGAGGCAATTCAGTCATCGCGACCGGCGAGATGCTATCGCTTTTGAGGCCATTGCAGACCTCGAGCCCAAGCTCCTCCCATCGTTCGTCAGTATCGAGCGAGCCGCTCCACGAAATGCCGCGACGGGTCAACGCCAGCTTTATGTGCGTTGCCAATACCTGAGGAATTGACAGCCGCCAGTCGGGCTCGAATTTCGCTCCTTCGTCAGTCATACGCGCCTCGATCGCTTCAGTATTTTCTCAGGCAGACGAGGGGGAACGAGTATTCGGTGCCTCGGCCGCTTTCATCGAGCCAGCTGCAAAATGCGACCTCCGTTCCGTCGTCGCGCTTGCCGAGCGTTCCAATCGTCATTGGCGGCCCGCCAGATCTTAATTGCACGACGTCGCCGATTTTAAACTTCATCATCTGCCTCCCCATATTCAGCCGAACATTTCGATTTGCTCGATGCCGGGCGCCGACGGTTCCGCGGCTTCCTTCGGCAACATCCACAACGCTGGCTCCGGAGTGATGGGCGGGTCTGCTGGCAACCAGCTGAAATACCCGAGCGAACCGACGGCCGGCACGTAGGCGCAAGGCTGCGGATTACGGAGAACGAGGCCGCGCGGACCGAAGAACCACGGGCTCGAGCTGCTCGAAACGATACCTACGACATCGACGGCGCCGATGACGCCGCCACGCTGCAGATCCGCCGGTAGCGGGCATTTGACGCCGATGCCCTGCATGAATTCAGCAGCCCAGTAATACTCGGCCTGCGTAAGCCCCTTGGCGGCGTGGATCGCGATGCGGCCGCCGCGCATGCCGCCCTTTTTCGCCGCTTGCCAGCTCCGGTTCTCGATGTCCTTACCGGCGTGGATGATCGCCCATGCCCAGGGCTGCCGGACCGACAGCGCGATGCTGGGAATAGCGACCAAGCCGGGCTCCGACGATTGATCAGCGTCGGGCATTGGTCACTAACCTAGCACCGACGAGATAGACGTCCTTGGCATCGACCCGGTACCGGTTGCCCGTGTTCTCGGCGATCGACGCCATCTCTCGAACGAAGGTCGGGAGATCGATCGGCTCGCGCTTCGTGCTTCGGCAAAAGCGCTCGTAGGCGATGCGTGCATCCCGGATGTGCAGATCGTCGTCGGTATCGAACGCGAGCTGGCTCGAAGCGAAGGCGTGCACCGGGCCCCGAGGACCGGCGATCTGCAGGCGCTCGGGCTCAATGACTTCGACCTCCTGCGGCGCCTGCGGGGCTTGGGCTAGCGGTGCGACGGTTGAAACCGCTAGCGGTTCGGGCTTCGCATCGCTAGCGGGTTCGGGCTTCTGGGGCTGCTGCCTTGGTGCGTGGCCGCCAAAGAGGGCCCAGATGCCCAGCGCCGTAAGGATTGCGGAGAGGATCGATGTCAGCGCTGGTACCGCGATCGGCTGATAGAGCCGGACCTTCTCCTCGGTCACGAATGGAACGAGACCGGCGATGCGCTTGGAGAGCGAGTCCGACTTCGGTGGCGGCGCCGCGACGATGTCCGATCGCGCCGCGTCGAGACGCAGACGGGCCTCCCTGACGTCGTTCTCGGCGCTCTTGACGGCATCGGATAGCAGCCTCGCGCAATTATCGGCGCACGTCTTGAGGGCGGCCTGAGTGACGACGTCGCGACGAGCGGCGGCGAGCGCAGTCTCGGCCTTGGTGACATCGGCCTTGGCTTCGACCTCGGCATCGGCGGCGAGCTTGCGGCTGTCTCCGGCTTTTTCCCGATCGCCCTGAGCGAGATCGGTGGAAGTACCGGTGCGCCCGATGGCGGCAGAGATGACCGTCAACAGGCAGGCGCCGAACATCACCCAAAGGGCTACGGAGAGCACCCAGCGCCCGCGCCAGGCCAGCGCCGCCCATGCGGGGAGAAGCGAGAGCGCGGCGGCAATACCGGCTCCGGCGAGCACGATGTAATTCACGGCGCCCTGGTCGGTGAGAAGGAACTCCCAGGTCCCTTTGACCTCGCAGCCTGCAAAGAAAACACCGAACAGTAGCGCGAGCGCGCCAAGCACGTACCGCATCACTCGATCCCCCTTGTTGCCTTGTAGAGTGCCCAGGCCTCTTCCCAGATTTCCGTCGGGAGCTTGTCGCGGACCTGCGCCTCCGCCATAAGCTCGGCATGGTTCACCGGCCGAACCTTGAGGTTCAGCTGCTTGGTACGCCCGGTGACCTGCAGGGCGTAGCGATCCTTGCGGCTTAGCTTCTTCTTTTCGCTGGCACGGCGGCCTGCGAGCGTTTGGCCCGGAAGCAACGGCTTCTCGAGAAGCGCGGCGAAATCGATGTCGTCGAGATCACTCATGCCGCGGTCCTCTTCGCCTTCAAGACGAACTCCTGCACGGCGCTCCAGAGCCCGTCGATTTCGAGCCGGGCTGTGGGGTCACGGACCTCGCCAGCGGTCTTGCCGACGAACATCGCCGTCGAATGGCTCTGTCGGTAGCCGATGAAGGGCTCGAGCAGGACCCGGCCATTGGAGCGCAGATGCCGGGCGACATCCGCGGTGACCTTCGAGTTCGGCGTCACCATGTTGAGGATGAACGCGTAAGGCTTCCGGAACTCGAGACAGATCTCCTCCGTCATCCGGACCGCCTCGATATCCATGACGCCGGCACGCGTCGGGATCAGAACGTAATCCGAGCACGCGATGCAGGAAGCGATGCGATCGACCTGAGACGGCGGCGTGTCGAGAAATAGATACTCCCAGCCTTCCGACGCGATGAGCTCTATCGCCTCGGCGCTCGAGTCGACGTCCTCGAATAGGGTCGGGTTATCCGGACCGCCGCGGCGGCTCCACCAACGCTGCAGAGAGAGCTGCGGATCGTGGTCGATCAGACCGACGTTCTTCGCGTCCTGGGCGGCACGGACCGCCAGAGCGGCGGTAAGTGTGGACTTGCCGACGCCGCCTTTACTGGCGGCGACGGCGATGACGCGCATGGGCTGCTTTTTGGCCATTGAAGCACTTCTATCGCTAGCGGTGTGCTAGCGATGGTCGAAGTGTTCGCGGATGCCGTCAAACGTCAAACGCCCTCACCCGGGCGGCGGTCATTTCGAGCGAGCGAGGATCTCGGCGATCGCGGCGTCACGTTCGGCCTTGCGCCGATCGGCCTGATCCAGCGCACGGGTCCCGTACGCCATGAACTCACACTGAAGCTCGGCCTTGGGGTCATAGCCGAACTTGGCCTGGCAGTTTTCCGCTATCGACTTCGGCTCCGGAGCGCTGGCGGCGAGAAAGACGAACAGAAGCACAAACGCGCCAACGATGGCGATAGCGGCGGCTTTGAGTTCGTTCATCGATCCTGCTCCGGATGAGTTGATGGCCAATTTCTCCGAGATTCCCGAAAGCGAGTCCAGCATCGACCCAGCGCTACCGGCGGACGGCTCAAATCCTACGGGGACCAAACGCTATCTCATTGATTTGCCGTTGTGCCGACTGCCGGCGGCGACGCTCGTCTTCCGCGAGTAAACGGATGATCTGCCAGAGAGCCCGTTCGTGCACTGGCGCGAGCAAATCTGTGGGCTCGCAGTCCGTCCAGGTTTCGAGAGAGGCCTCGACCCCGTCTGGTGAGCGAGCATAGTAGACCCCATCGAATTCACCGGCATCGTCGGCGATGACGAGATTCCAGCCATCGATCTCCAACTCGATCAGCATGTCGGCCTCGAGCACAGTGACCGGCGTGTCACCCTCGGCGCCACGTTGCAGGATGCGCAGGACTTCGGTTGCGGCGATCGGTGTCACGACTTCTTGCCCCAAATGATTTCGCTATCCCCCTTGAGAGTGTCTAGCGGCGCATCGTCGGGATCGCGGACGTGCATCGTTGATTCCAAGGCGACGAGGTCATCGACGAATGTGCTTTCCGCGCTGAAACCAGACATGACACCCAATCGGTGACGCAAATAAGCGCGACCGAGCGGAACCGGCTCGTCGCAAAGGTTCGCCAGCGCCTTCACGCCTTCCCAAAAGGTCGGCTGCTGGTGCGCGCACGGGCTCGACAGGTGCGCGGCGATCAACGCGGGGTTCCGCGTCGACTTCCAGGTCGCGCTGTCGTTCTCGATCTGCGTCGGGTCGCGCGGGTCGTAGCAAACGATTTCGTCGGTCATGCCTGCATCTCGATTTTATTCACATAGGACCAGATCACAAGTGCGATAAGATCTTTGTCGTCGAGATCGATGGGACAAGCTTCAAACGTCGCCATTGCTCGGTTCAGGCCCTCAACGTCGAGCGAAGGTCGTAGCAGCTCGGCTGCATGCTCCGCGTCTTCCAATGTCTTGCAGTTCTCACGCGCCCATGCGTGTTGCCGTTCCCGCGTCATCGCACGACGCCTCCGGAATATAGCCGATAAAGGACGATCGACAGCGTTTTGCCACCGTCTAGATGACGTTCGTGTATTTGATCCATCGTCCAGTCCTTAGAGGGATCAAGACCGAGCTGCTCAACAAGCTCCTTGCTCACCGTTCTGGGGCCCTCATTCCAAGCAACCTGAAGCGCGACGGCGAGCGGCGGGGTCCAATCGATCTCGACGGTGACTTTGTGGGTCATCGCTTGGCAGCCTTTCGAGCAGCTTTCGCGGCCGCACGCTCGCGCTCGTCGGCGAGCGCATGCGTCGCTTCGAGCACGGCCGGGTCGCCCAGCCACAGACGGACCAGGATATCGACAGACACCGGGATATCGCTCTCGCCCAGAGCCCAGCGCCGGGCGGTCCGCTCATCGGCACCAAGCAGGCGGGCAGCGGCACGCTGCGTAAGGCCCAGCGTGGAGAGAGCGTCGCGGAATTCCTCGTGATCCATGGTGGCCTCGCAAATCGGTTTAGTTGCGTAGGACATTCTGCCCTAGTTGCTGGGGGGAGGGAAAGAAAAATCTTTTGCTCGGCTTGAGTAGGGCGCATTGCCCTACAGGGCAAATCGCCCTATGTGTTGGTCATCGAAACGAGACAACGGAGCCGACACCATGAAGAACGAATAGATGAAAGCCGGACGCTTCCTCCGCTGGCAGGAGGCAAAGAAGAAGCTGGCCTGGATCAACATGCACCTGGCCGCCGGCCGGATGGTCCAGATCGCCACCTACACGAAGGCCTGGCGCTACACGGCCAAGAACGCACCGACGCTCAAGGCGACGCGGACCGGCCTCTACATCGCCCGCGGCAAGAGCTGGGACTGCATCGACGGCTGCGACATCCGCGCCTTCGCCTAAAGGTCGAGACCAAGCACCAAAGAAAAACAGGAGAACGAAACCATGATACCGGAAAGCAAAGCGATCGCCCTGCCCGACTTCAAGGTAGAGGCTGAAGAATATTACAAGCCATGCGTGAGTTGGGAAGCGGACGGCCGCCGCTACCATTTCTGGCTCGACGACGCCGACAAGCCAGAAAGCATACTCCACTCGAACCCCATTAACCCGACCATCAACTCGCGCCGCGACGAGCACCGCAGCCTCAACGCCGAAGCGAAGAAATGGGCGCCGCTGATCGCGGGCATCATGAACCGCATCGAGACCGAGGGCTTGATCGGCAAGGCACGGGTAGCCTACCGGGCCGCAGCGAAAGAGACCGCTGCCAAGGCGCGCGCGCAACGCGATGCCGAACTCCTGGCCGCCTTCGAGAGCGCCTTTAAGGATCTCCCGACTAACCTCCAGGCCGCCGTCGCGGACCTTCCGGATGCCGCAAAGATCGAAATCGCCAGCAACATCCGCAAGGCCTAGGCACCGCAGCCGGGATCAGCACCGGCAGCACCGCCCAAACAGCCGCCCAGCGCATGGGCGGCTTTTTTGTTGCGCCGCGTGGTCGATTTTCCTCGAATTCGGAATAGGGCGCATTGCCCTACAGGGCAAATCGCCCTATATACAAATCACCGGACGGCAACGGGCCGCCAACAGAGAAACAGGAGACGAAAATGCAGACGGTCAAGATCAGCAACAACGAATACCTCCGCAGCCACGGTAAGACGCCGCGCGGCCGCGGATACTGGGGCTTCCTGGTCATGAAGCGCGGCCAGGAAATCGGCACGATCTTTGCGACCGGCGACCTCACCCTGAAGGACGCGAAAAACGACGCCGCCACGAAGGCCAAGCAAATCTACCCGGATTGGAAGCACATCGACCTCGAGGTTGCACCCTAAGCCGCTAGCCCAGGTCGAAACCGGGATCAGCCCCGGTAGCGGCGTGAGGCGCCGCCTGATGATGACCAAGCATCAGATAACCCTGAACGAACCAGAGGGACGAATGAAGACTGCCACATACATCGAGGCGCTGACAGCCGCAGGGATGGACGCTAAGATGGCCACAGCGCAAGGCAAAGCGATGGAGGCGATGATAGACGACACCTTCGTCACAAAGGACGCGCTCGACGCGAAGCTTTCAGAGCTGAAAGCCTCGATCTTTCAAGCGATGTTCTTCCAAGCGGTGGCCATCATCGGCCTAACCGCCGGGTTCGTTAAGCTCCTTCACTAGGAGCGACCAGAACGAAGCGAGCCGCCCAGGGAAACCTGGGCGGCTTTTTTTGTTGCGGCGCGTGGTCGATTTTCCTCGGAATTCCTCATAGGGCGTATTGCCCTACAGGGCAAATCGCCCTATGTGTCGGTCATCGCAACGGGCAACCAAGGGAGACCGCCCATGACCGCCGCAGTTTACTGCCTCTCGATCGAGCCGACGGAAGGCGCCAGCTTTCAACACGGCTTCCACCTCGGAACCGACCTCCGCCTTGCGATGCAAATCGCGGCCGAAAAGTTCCACTCGCGGAACGCGCATGGAATGCCGACCCGCACCGTCGCGCTGATGCAGAGCGGCAAGCTGGTCGACTGCTTCGACGGCCGCACCTGGTCGAGCGAATACGACCTCTGCGAGGACTAGAGGTCGAAACCGGTATCAGCACCGGTAGCGGCGTGAGGCGCCGCCTGATGAGACCAAGCATCAGCCAAACCCTGAACGAACCAGGAGAACTACAATGCCGAAGACCGCATACGCGAACCGCCAGAACGAACTCCTCGAGCTGGTCGACGACTTCCCAGAGTACCTCGTCTCCTTCGAGGAATTCTCGAACGGCTCCTACGCAATCGAGCTGGTCGATTACGAAACCGGCGAGACCTTCCGGCTCTGAGATGGCGATCACGACATACCACGCCATCCAGGCCGCCAACGCGCTAATCGGCCTCGCGGTTATCGCGATCGCCGCAGCCGGAATCGCCGCCACCCTTTGAGACGAGCGAGCCGCCCGGCACCCCGGGCGGCCACCTTCCCAGAAAGCCAGCAAACAGGAAACGACGCCATGAGTAAGAAAGCCATCCTCGCAGCCCTCGCCAAGTTGCGCGACCGCGACAAGCGGGAATTCCCGACGCTCAGAAGCACGAACTGAGACCGAGGCCCGATGCCTGCAGGAGCCGCCCAGGGAAACTCGGGCGGCTTTTCTGTTGCGGCGCGTGGTCGATTTCCTCGGAATTCGGTATAGGGCGCATTGCCCTACAGGGCAAATCGCCCTATAACAGAATCACCGGACGGCAACGGGCCTCCGGCAGACAAACGGGAGAAAGACCATGACGAAGGCAGAACAGAGCACCATCAACGACACGATCGCCGCCATTTTGAACCAGATCGCTGCAGACTGCGCTAAATGCGCGACGACGGCGGCCGAAGCTAACGCCGCGATGACCGAGGACAACCGGAACCTCGCGATCGGCACCCTCCTCGGGATCGAGACCGAGATCGACCGCCTCGCCGCCCTGAAGGCGACGGTCCTCGCCCTCCACCGCAGTCGCTAACCGGAAGGGAGCCGCCACCATGACGAGCAAATGCCTCAACTACCGAGAACTGGCCGCCTACAACGAGGGGTGCGAAGCCGGAGAGCAATACCGGGAAAGCGGCAAGGGCTCCAAGCCCGTGTGCCCATACCGCAACAAATTCGCGAAGGCTTGGCAGGAAGGATTCGACGAGGCCTCGGGCGAAGCCAGCGTCGACCCGACCGAGCACCTTCTCGCAGGGATCGCCAAAACGTACCTCTTCCTCGAAACCCTCGAAACGCGCGGCCGCGACAGCCTCGACTGCCACGAACTCGGTGTCGCCCAGATCAAGCTGGCGCTAACGAGGGCCTACGAAGCCGGGCTGAGCGCCGGCAAGAACGGCCGCTGAGGGAGGCGACGATGGCGAAACAGACGCTCAAAAAGGCACGGACCGCTCAAAAGCGCCTCGAACAGATCCGGGCAATTTCCGAGGGCATGAGGGACATCGATCCGGAAGGCTTCGACGCCGCGGCGGCCTCCGTCAGGAGGAACATGGCCTCGGCTTTGAAGTACACGCCGCACCTCTTCCTGAGGAAGCACTGACACAGCGTGCGCCGCACCGCCGCCCACGGTGCGGAGCGCCCTGCGCCAGCAGGAACCAGCCCAGCCCATCTCCAGGATAGCCGCCCGATTCCCCTCGGGCGGCTTTCTTGTTGCGGCGCGTGGTCGATTTCCCTGAAATTCGACATAGGGCGCATTGCCCTACAGGGCAAATCGCCCTATGTGTTGTTGCGTCGGGATTGGCCCGGCAGAAACGGGAGAAACGCAGTGAGCATCGAAACCGAAATCTTCAACCAGGAACTGGACCGGGTCGAGGCCCAGGCCAAAGAGATCCGCGATTACATCGAGTGGCTGAACAGCGGCAAGGCCGCCACCGCCAACGGCACGGTCTACTCGAAAAAGCGGATCGCCGACGGCTTGGCTCGCGGCAAAGAGCAACTGGCCGCATACGAAGCGATGATCAAGGCCATCCGCGGCCTGATCCAGGGCAAGGCCGCCAACATGACGGCAGAGACCAGAGCGATCGCCCGCCGCGCGATCGAGGAATGCCAACACCGCGGGTACGGCGACGACTCGACGACGGACTACCTGGCGAGCGACCTCGCGCTCTACGCGAAGCTCGGCGGACAGGCCGCTTCCGACCTCGCCTACGAGATCGTCCACAAACTGAAATGCCGGATTTGACGCGGCGTGCGCCCCGCTGACGCCCACGGCGGAGCGCGCCCTGCGCCAAGCAGGAAAAAGAATGGCCCCGGGACCGACCAAGGACCCCGGGGCCGATTTCAACCCTTGAACGAACCAAAGGTGAAACCTATGCACGAACATAATACCAAACCGGCACCGTGGATGTCCACGCCGGAAGGAATGGCGACCGTGGGCGGCCTCGGCCTGCTCGCCGTCACCACCATCTCCAACATCGCCCACGGAAGCGGTTGGCAATCGACCGACGCCCTGGTGATCGCTGGGATGGCCATCGCGACGGCCGCCGGAGCGCGCGTACTCGGTGCATACCCGAAAGGCCTCGGCATCGTCGGAGCGGTCCTCATCGGCGGCATGCTCGCCGGAGAGGCTTACAACCTGGTCGCAACCGGCGAGACGACGATGTCGAGCCGGGACGAGAAAGCCGCCCCGATTCGCCAAGCCGCCCAGCGCAACGCCGACGCGGTGAAGAGGCTAAACGACCTTCTTGCGGCACCGCCGGGGGAAACACGGCGGCTGCAGATCGCACGCGACGCGATGGCCGCCCTTGAGACCGAACGCGAGACCGGCCGGGTAGAGAAGGCCCGATCGGACCTCAAGACCGCACGCGAAGCCGTCGAGGCGGAATCGCGGAACGGGTGCAAAACGACATGCCTCCTGAAAAAGGACGTCGTGACGGCCTCAGAACGCGAGCTGGACGCTGCGCTAGCGGCCCAGCGCGCCGACAGGAAGGCCGCTATCGACGCCGCCCGAGCCGAACAAGCCGATGCCCTGAAGGCCGCTGATGCCGATCACAAGGCGGAAGTCGAGGCGGCAAAGGCGGACGTCGAACGCAACCCGGCGCCCGCGGACACCCGCCGCGTTAGCAAATGGGCCTGGGTGATGGACGCGACAATGGCGACGCTGAGGTCCTTCGGGTCCGCCTTGTTCGCCGCGGCGCTGATCGCCTTCGGCGCCCGCAGGACGGATAAGCCGGACGGGTCCAGGAAGTCCGGCAATCCGGAAAACGAAGTCCGGGAATTACCGGCCGCCAGCAACGATCCGGGTCCGGCGACACCGGGACCGGCCGGACCGGGCGGACCGAAATCCGGGAAAAGAGGCCGCCGGCCGAATGCCGAGGTCTTCGAATTCTCGGACGAATTCCGGAAGCGCCACGGCCGGACACCGACCGGTCCGGAAATTCGCGCCGAATTCCCGGACTTGGGCCGCACCACCGCGTACGACTATGCCGCGAAAGTCCGGATCTCCGGATAAGGCGGACAAGCGTATCCGGGAAAACGTCAACCGGGTCCGCGAATTTGTAAACGGATCAGCCCCCGCCGGAAACGGTGGGGGCTTTTTTGTCAGATCCGGAATTCCCACGTATCCGCAGTGCTGCGTAGAAACACGTTCATCCCGCCCATGCTGCCGACGGCCGCCAAAGCGCCGCCCGTCGGTCCAGAATGGCTCCACGAAGCCAAGCTCGATGGCTTCCGAGCCCAGATCCACGTCGACAACGGATCGGCCATCCTGTTCAGCCGCAATGGCGCCGACCTCACAAAGCGGTTTCGCGCCCTCCGGAGCACGATCGAGAGCATCCCGACGAAGTCCGCCATCATCGACTGCGAACTCGTTGCATGCGACCCAGACGGGCTCCCGTGTTTCAGGACGCTGATGGCGCTGGGCAACCGGGCTCCGGCGCTGTTCCTTTGGGCATTCGACTTGCTGTCGATCGACGGCGTCCGGATCACACCGCTGCCGCTAGCCCAGCGCAAAGAGATCCTCGGCACCCTGGTCGACAAGGCCGGAGACAAGCGGCTGCAGTTTTCAGGAGAATTCGCGGACCCGGAACGACTGCTCGCCGCCGGCGAGCGGACCAGACTCGAGGGCATCGTCTCAAAGCGGCGTGATGGCGCTTATCGATCGGGACCGACACGCGACTGGCTAAAGGTCAAAACCTCGAGCTGGCGTGTCGCGAACCGAGATCGGTGGGAGTGGTTTCAGAAGCGCTGACCGGCGGAACATTTGATTTGGTCCTTTCGGACAAAGTTCGATCGCCGCCGATCAGCGCCGAACCCAGCATAGCCGCCTCAGCTGCCGTAGGAAATGGCCCCGGCTCCTGCTGGTGGCTTCTGGGTGGGATTCGGACCCACGGCGCCCGCCGATCGAGATATGCCCCGCGTCAGACGTCTTCGCATATGTCACCGTTAAACCGCTCCGGCACCTTCCGCCTTAGTTCAGTTCGCTTTTCCTTTTCCCCAGACGACGCGCTCCGTCGACACCGGATATTTGGAGAGGTCCTCGTCGTCGGGAGACCTGAACTGCTGCAGCGCGTCCTCGATGGCCACAAGTTCGGCCTCTTCCGGGGAACCCTCGGTGCAACCGACAAGAGCGTCGGCGCGGGCCTCGAGCGCCAGGCACTCGGCTTCGGTTTTCGGAACTGTGACTTTCGGTTTCATGGTTGCTTCCACCCGATAGGCGCGACAACCGAGGGCCACGGCCATGCGTTGTCATCACCGTCGTATGGCGACCGGGCATATAGCGGCGCATCTGCGTTGTCGGCTGCGAGCGGTCTCCCATCGACGATCGGCACAATCTCGAATCCATGCCGCGCGACCTCGGCGCGAAATCGACCGTTCCAGCCCGGGCCATTTCCTGCAGCTTGGTTCGCGGCGTCGCAAACCGCATGGCTTCGCTCTTCGAGGGTTACCGTCATCGTCTCAGCCTCCGCTTCCATACTGCGATTTTCGGTGTCATCAGTTCATTTCCGAAGGCTTGCGAGTGATCGGCCGTGGCGGGCCGCCTGCAATTCCGACCATTCCTCTGCCGCAGCATGGCCGACATTTGTCGCCGGCCTTGAGAACGACAGTCTCGATCTCGTCCGTGTCGACGTGTTGCGTCTTATAAGTCAGATCACGGCCGATTATGCCTGTGCCGTCGCAATGCTCGCAGAATTCGGCCGGGATCTCGAATTCCTCTCCACTCGCACTCTGAATTTTCATCGTGAGAGGCTTGTCCGTCATTGCCGCTTACCTTTCGGTGTTGCCATCATCTTCCCGTTTAAGCGTTCAGTTGTCGGTGTAAGTCGGCTTCTCAAGTACAATGCGGGGACACTCACGAAGGAGATCGAAGAGCGCAGAAGCTCTTACTGCGTCGCGGGCTGCGATCTCTGCCCCCGCGCTGTTCGTTGAGCGAAGCTGCTTTGCCGCCTGAGATCTAGACTCTGCAAGTTCCTTGACTGCGACCATGATGTAAGAGACGTCGTCATCGTCCAGATAATGCGGATATGTGATCTGTGACACGAACGTCTCCTATCGTGGGTTCATCATTTCGGAAAGCTGCTCAGGCGTAAGCTTTGCCCAGAACTCGATCTCCGCGAGTATGACCGAGGGCAGAGTACAATCCCATTCGTCATATTCGTAGCTGGACCGATACCAGTATAGCGGCGTGCCCTTGTGGACGCCGGGCTCGATGAAGCCGTGTCGCTGATACTTTGCGTCTAAATTGCTCGGGGCATAGATGGCCTCATCCCCGTCCGCTGGCGTGAACTGGTCGAGCGTATAGCCGTGGTCGCGGACGAGAATTTTGACGGCCGCGCGGCACTGTTTCTTTAGCTCTTTCAGATCCACCCCCGACCCTCCCCATTTACGATTCAGATTTCGTCGCAGGCTCGCGCGGCTTTAGCGAGACATCAACCTCAAGCGTCGGGCAGACGACGCGAACATAATTGAGGCGTAGGCCTGTCTTTTCTTCGAGGGCAAGCAACGTCTGCCGAATTGCATCTTCGGCCTCGCTCTCGGCGTTTATCAGGTCGTCAAACGTCATCCGCCTGCCTCATTTGGTGAACTAGCTTCGACGGTTCCAGAGATCGACAACACGATCTTGTGTGCCATCGTCGGTCGTCACGTTACAGCCACAGCATGTAACGTAGAAATTTCCCGGACCGCCGTTTATGAGCATCGGCGTTTCTGCGCAGAACGGGCACGGCTTTAGATCCGGCATCTTCCTCTTCCCAAACAGCCCTCGGCCATCCCAGAGCGGGTGCTCAGGATTTTCATCATCTTCGTCGCCGAAGGTGTCACCGTTCGCTAATGTGCCGCTTGTGAAGCCAGCAGCATTTGCTGCCTCAATGGTATCGAACGGCAGCCATTCCTTATCCATCCGCCCGCCTCCATTGTTGCACAGAGCAACTTTCAAGGATTACTTGATAGTTGGCTCTGATGTCGTCCAGCCATTTGACGCCGGTAGGCGCTGGGACCGCGACGTTGTCGAACTTCGTAACGGCAGCGACGTCGAGCTCTTCGCCCGCGAGATACCGGTTAAGCGCGACATAGGCGCCCGCGATATCGAGAAGCGCGCACCAAATCGCCATACGCGCATCCCACGCTTCCGGCGGAAGCTTCTCCTTCCGATCGTACTCGTTGGCGGCTGTCTCGATCAGCGCCATGGTGAGCACGGATTCGGTGACATAGACACGCCGCCAGGACTTCATGGCCGAAAAGGCGATCACCGTCATGGCCCCGGCTCCGGCAAGAGAACCTCGAGGACGCCGATCAACACCGCGATCAGAGCAACTGCGACGATGACAGAAAACGCGATTTTAAGGGCGGCGCTGGTTGCCCCGCTCCGACTGATATGAGGATCAGTTTTCATGGTCTCGTCCAAGCTCCTGCGCGCATTCGCGCTCGTGTTCACTCACGGGAAAGAACGCGTGTGGACACAGCTCGTACAGACGCATCAGCTGGCCGGACAAAACCTTCAGAGCACCGAACGCGGCTCCCCAGTGCCGGTTCGCATTCTTCTCGGTGGGCGCCAGCCTCTTGCCGAATTCCTCGAACGAGAATGAGGACCCGTTGCCGAGAATGTCCTCGTGCGTGACAAGCGCACGGGCGGCCTGGCGGGCTTCTTCTCCGAGATGCTTATGGACCCAGGAGTAGCGCGCGAAGCCGATGCGAACGTATTCCTCGACATCGCCGAGACCGCCGATCGCGGTACCGTCGCCACGGACGCTGCTGGGTTCCGGGTTTGCGGTACGGACGTATTGAGCGTAGATCCCATCCTGCAGGAACCGCTCAAGGGCGGAACGCCGATCGAGCAAAAGCAAGCTCGAATACTGGTCGATGACGCTCCGGATCTTATGGGCCTTGCGCGGGGCAACGTCGCCCTCGGCAGCTTTTCCGCCCCCGGCCGCGATCTTCTGGACCTGCTTACCGGCCTTCGCGAGCCGTTCTGGTGTCGGGTCGTTTGGGTTCCCGGACGGCAGCGCGGGCTTGTAGCGAAGCGGCGCACCCTGCAGCTCGAGACGGACCCGGGCATTGCGGACGCGGTCGAGCGCCTCTCGCTCCATCTTTGCGATGGTTTCCGGGGAATAGTTCTTGGCTCGCGCGCGCTCGATGGCGTCGCCATAGATGAGGTGATCCCGCGTCTTGCGTTCGAACGACTCTCGTATGGCCGCCGTTGATTTAATGACCCGGGCCAAATTAACCCCCTTCGTCGATGGTCGCGCCGCGACGATCGGAATGCAGTTCAATCGCCTTTCGCAGCATCGTCAGTGCACAATCGTTCGCTGATTTGAGCGTCAGAGCGCAATCCTCCAAAACGCGCAGACGGGTCAATTCGAGATCGATGGACTCGAGCATGCCGGCGGCCCGGACGAGCGCGCGATCGCGGACAGCGATGACGTCGCGATCGATGTCATCGAAGACGCTATCGTCGCCGCTAGCCCCGTGCTCGAAACCGATCATCGTCATAGCAGGACGCCCTCCTTCAATTTGAGGGCCGCTATCCAGTTCTCGGCATCGGCTTTGATCTGGGCGTAGTTCTCAGGATGCTGCCGCCGGAAGTCCGGCATCCCGCGACCTTCGACGTAGCCCTCGGGCGTCCGCTTCAGCCAATAGTTCGTCCATCGCGACGCATCGAGCCCTAACGCCTTGAAGTCCGATCGAGACACCGGACGCATCTCGAGGATGACGCAGAGCTTCAGCGCCTTGACCTTCCAGTCCGTCAATTGGACCGGAGCCGAGCAACCCGCGGCGACGTCCGGAATGAAGTCGGGAAGCTTGACGCGCTTTACCGGCGCCCACTCGTGCCAGTCCCGGTTCTGGTATTCGGCGTAGGCGACACCGGACGGAAGCGGCAGGTCGGGATTGAACCCTTGGGCTCGATGCTTCGACACCGGAGAGTTCTGCCGGATCACGGTGAGCCCAAGAAACCCGCAAATATTGCTGAGATTTCCGCAACACCCGGCCGGCACGAGGATGGCCCGGCAATCCGGACCATTCTCGGCGACGTGCCAGTAGCGATCGGGAAGCGACTGATCGAGGACCTTCGCGTTCAAAACAAGCTTGGCCTGGATGCCGATTTGAAAGCCGTCCTCCTTGCGGACAAGCAGGATGTCCCAGCCGCCGGTCTCAGCGTAGGAGACCCAATCGCCGCGCCGCGTGGCGTGCGAAATGAAATCGGCACAGAGGGCTGCCTCGGTAGCGAAAGGCGCTGTCTTTTTCATTTCACTTGATCCGACCATCTCTCGCACCGCTCGCGCCAGAAGCGAAGACTCGCCTCCTGTCGTCGCGTTTCTCGGACCGCGACGAAAACGGCGTAGGCGCAGCCAACGATGATGACGGCGAGCGTCGCGATCGCGAGAACGACGACGGCGGCCCACGTCGCGGTGACAGGCAAAAGCACGTGCAGCGTGGTAATCAGGGCGCAGTAAAATAGGATCGTCGCGATCCGGCTCGTTAGGGCCACTATTTCGTCCTTCGTCATTCGGCATCCCCTAGCAATCCGACCTGGTCGCCCCAGCTCATCCAGCCCTTGCGATTTGTCCGTGAGAACAGCTCGAGCCGCCGGGAGCCCGGCATGTATTTCTCGCACCAGGCGTAGGCCGATGCGGGCTTTTCCGAGTGCTCTCCGGTCAATCCGGCGATGATGTTGCGGCAGGCCTTCGAGTGCTTCGGCTTGCCGGTGTGACAGATGAAAAACGGCTCCATCGATGACCGGACGACATAGCCGGTACCAAAGGCATCCTTCTCGTTGACGGTCTTCTTTGCCCAGCCACCGAGCGCGCCGTAGCGAAAGCCCCAGGACTCGATTACCTCGCCGATCGGCGATCGCGACGCGTGAAGAGCATCAAGAACAAGCGGCGACGTTCCCCAAAGGATAAGCACGCCATCACCTGCGATCAGCTGGTTCACCGGTAGAGCTTTGATCTTACGGAGCGTCAAAGTCCGGTAGTGTTTCGCGGCACCCTTACCCTGGCCCTTCGCAGAATACGTGGTGTAGGGCCATGCCGGGTCAGCCATGATGAGGTCGAACCCGAAAACAGGGAGTTCGTGGAAAACGTCATTCGGCCACGGGCTGTCGTCCGGTTTATTGATGTCGATCGACGACGCGTCGCCGCTTCCGCCGCCAATTGGCGGCAGATCAAACAGAAGCGGTTCGGCGAGATCGGGGCCAGCGCCTTTCACTTCGCCTCCGTCATTTTCTCGACGGCGACGACCGAGACCCCGTAGCACTCGAGTCCGACGCGCTCCTGAAACGGGACCTCGCCCGTCAGCAAGATGTTCGCCATCTTCACGCCGATCGGCTCGCAGTTGCCGCGCATGGCTTTGAGCATCGAGCGGATCGTCGTTGGATCGGCTTCAAGCGTAATACGGTGCTTCATGCGGGACCCCTGAATTTTTGACGTGTCATGCTGCCTCCCGGGAACCGATAGCGGCTTCCATCGCGAGCCGCGGCGACCTGAACGGCTTGTTGCTCGCCATGCGCTCGCCAGACCGCGCGTACCAACCGGCGACTAGCCGTGGCGTCTCGTCCTTCGCCAATGCGTAGTCGTCTTTGAAAAGCACGCGCCCGACGCGATAGCGGCCGCACGTCGACCGCCACTCGTAGCGTTGGCCGTTGTCGGTGACCCAGCAGCGCCAGGTCACGTTGCCGATCGAAAAGGACGGAACGTCGGAGAGCCTATCGGTCACGCCGGGCCCCCGAACCGATGCAGCGAGTAACCGAGGAACCGCTTACACGCGATCATGTACGGCCATCGTGCCTCGTGCATTTTCGCCCGTAGCCGCGATAGAGTGCAGTCGAGCGAGTTCACATTCGAGCTGCTGTCTGGGTGAACGCCATAGACTGCAGCCCAAAGCGAATTCTTGGCGATCCCGCCTGGGTAGACATTCACCAGTGCATTTAGCACCGAGAGTTCGCGACGCACCAGCTTGATCGTGACACCATCGGCCGTCGCCTCACCGGTACCGAAGTCGATCTGTACGGGAGCTACTGCGACGTCGAATGGCCGGCCGCAGGCTTTGCAGGGCGCCCGGCACTGGGCGGACTCATTGGTTTCGATGCAGGCGTTCGTCATACGTCCTCTCCTTTCCGCAGGGCGAGCAGCTTCTCCGCTTCGTGCTTGGACAGGCACCTCGCATTGAGGACCTTGCGGCGCTTGCCATTCAGACCCGTCAGACCGACGTCCTGACCGCGCGACACCGCTGCCGCGATCGCGAAGCATTGGCTTCGATCCACCGGCAACCAAGCGAGCTGCTGGTTGGCGAAAAGCAAAATGACGATCCAGGACTCCTGCATCATTCGCCTTCGCTTTCGATGAGATCCTGCAGCGGATGGTCGTCACCGCTCCTGGTCAGCCACGGATGCTCGTCGACGGCTTCGCGGACGAGTTCCGGCGTCGTATTGAATGCCTCGGCGACGTCCTGAACGGAGACGTCAAAAGCGTCCTCATTGGTGCAGACGTAGACGGCGACAGCGGTGACGAAGTTGTCCCACATCACACCGGTATCGGCGCCGGGATTGCGTTCGAAGTCAGTGAACGGTTCGCTCATATGCCCAAGGCCCTCTCGATCGCGGTACGCTTGCACCGAACCCAAGCCGCGAGTTTCAGTCGTTTTGTTGCGTTTGCCCGCGCGATAAGCCGCCTCGAGCCGCGGCTCCCATGTTTGGAAAAAGCATCGGCGGCGATCGCCGAAGCTCTCTGCTCGATGCGTTCCGCCAGGCGCTTTCTGCGTTTCAGTTGCTTCGGAACCAGCCGCCAGTGCGGCTGACAAATCCACTCCGCGAAACCGATGTCGGTACGCGTTCGCCGACAGAACGGGACGCAGCAATTGATCCGGCCGGGTTTCAGTTTCATGAGCGCACCTCACCGACCGGAGTGAACGGACCGAGATGCGCGAGAGCTTCGATTTGATCGGGACGCCAGAGGAAACCGCGGTTATCGACCAGCATGTCCGGCGAGACCGCCTGCCGCGGAAAATGGCCGTGCCAGACGCCGATCTCCGGGTTATGCAACGAGCACTGCGGGGCAAATTTCTCGCCTCGCTCGGCCGCCTCCATTTGCTGAAGCCAATAGCCGCCCAGCGCGGTGTTCTCGACAACATCGCAGGTCGTGCAGCGGTAAAGCGACATCAGAACAAGCTCCCCTGTTCCTCGATCTGCTGTGCGGATGGTGCGGGTAGTGGCATAATCGGTGGTTGAAGGGTGGGACCGCTGCGCAGAAGCTTCGTAGCTGTACCGATCGCCAAATTTGGCCAGTTGCCGCCAATCGCGAGCGCCGATTTCAGCAATGCTCGATCAAGAAGATGCTTGTGCTGATGCGCGATCGTTTCCCACTCTCGATCGAGACGGACGGCAATTTCGTCGAACAAACCATCGGAAATGAAGTCGAGCCCTTGCTCGTAGGTCCAAGCGGCCATGATCCACCACGGAACCAGCAAGTTGGCATTGCTCGATATGCGCTCGCGGCAATAGGATTCTAGTTCCGAGTTCAAGCCGCAACCCTCCCGCCTTCACGAACGACCTGGTTGCCGAAGTTCGCGGCGACGATCGCGCGTGCCAGCGGCGGACAAACCGAATTCCCGCAGAGCCGGATCTGGTCGGTTTTCGATATCGGTGTCCCATCGGCGAGACGATCGATGACGTAGGTGTCTGGGAACCCCTGCGCGCGGAACAGCTCGCGCGGCGAAAGCATCCGCATACCGATATCGACGATCTGGTACTCGATGCCGGCGACGGTGACGAGACCGAGCCGCGCCTTGGCGGTAGCGGTGTGCATCGGCTCGTCGCAGCCCTGATGCTGGCCGCCGGTGCCGTAGTATTTCATCAGGAAGGCGCGGACCTCACCGAGGTGATGACCGCCGCCGGCCATGACGGTTGCGAACGGCTCGCGCATATCGTGACCGGTGCTGGTACCGTAGAACTTGGTTATGAACGCGGAAACCAGCTGCTGATGGCTGCACTTCGCCGTCAGCGTCGAAACGGGCTCATCGAGCGAATGCCCGACCATGCCGCCGTTGTGCTGCGCCATGAATGCCGCGACTAACCCGGCACCATTCGCCGTCGCCGTCACGGTCGGCATTGGCTGCTCGACATCCCGGCAGCGCGGCTCTTGGGTGGCGTGCTCGCCGTGGCGTGGCACGAAGAACGGAGCAACCAAGCCAAGTGGTGCAGCGCCGCCGGGCCGCGTTTCGGAATGTGCCGCCGTCACAGTATGCAGCGGCTCGTCGAGCGAGTGACCCGTGGCGCCACGGTTGAACTTCGTGACGAAGGGAGTCACGAGGGCCTTCTCACCCCGGTGTGCTCCGGTCAGAGTTTTGAATGGCTCGTCGATCCATTCGGGTGCTCGTTCGCCACCGTGGGTCAGGCTGACGATGAACGGATGAGCGGCATCGATGACGTAACGCCGAATACCTCGAGCGATGCGCGTCATCGTCTTCTCCGCCAGCGGGCGTTGGCGACCGAAAATCGACGGACATGGCAGAGACCAGTCGATGCATTCCGCTGCCGTCCGCCAGGGCTTGCGCAAACCGAGCCCGACTTCGAGAGAGCCCGGTTTCCCGTTCGTCGGCTCCGGCCACGCGATCGGCTCGCCGTCACAACGTGCGATCAGGAAAAGCCGCTTGCGGATCGTCGGGACATCGTAGTCGTAGGCCTTCAGTTCGCGCCAATCGACCTCGTATCCGGCCTGACGCAAACGATCGACGAACAACCGGAACGTCTGCCCCTTGCGGTCCGGACACGGCATGTTGTCGGCGCCAAGCGGACCCCAATCCTGGAACTCTTCGACGTTCTCGAGGACGATCAGCCTGGGCCGCACCGCGACGGCCCATTTGATGACAACCCAGGCCAAACCGCGGATCTTCTTCACGACCGGCTTGCCACCCTTTGCCTTCGAGAAATGCTTACAGTCCGGAGAGAACCACGCGAGCGCAACGGGTCGGCCCTTGGTGACGGCGCGCGGGTCGACGTTCCAGACATCCTCGACAAAATGCTCGGTGTGCGGGTGGTTGGTGGCGTGGAGCCCCAGCGCGATCTCGTCGTGATTGATCGCGATATCGGGCCCCTTCCAACACGCCATCTCAACCCCGAGAGATGCACCGCCGCCGCCCGCAAAATTGTCGATGATCAGTCCTGGCTTCATTTTTCCCCCTAAGATTTCCCATGCGAAGTCGAGTACAGCCGCGCCGGCACTCAGCCGTGGGCGAAGTTCGGATCGTTCTGGTGGTAGCCCTGAGGGAGCGGCGGCGGGACTTGATCGCCAGGCGCGGCGCGACGGAGCACTCGCGGAAGTTCGTCACCGATTTGGTTCGCGAGTTCGGCACGCCGAGCCGGAGAGAGCGGCCGTGAGAGTGGCTGAAGCGATTGAGACATCCGATCGAAAAGCTCTCTGCGCGTCTCGTCGAACGTATCCATTGCAGAGCAGAGGCTCTTGATGCGCCGTGTGGCATCATTGATCGCGAAACCGGCGTTGTCGACGACCTCTACGGTCGCTTCCACTTCGGACCGGCGCCTGTCGATCAGCCGGGTCAAGTCATCGCTGAACTTTTGCGTTTCAGAGGTCATGCCGCTGTTTTCCTTTTCGCTGCTGAGGTCGGAATTCTCGGGATCGGAGATCCCGAAACGGGTTCAGGCGTCGCCGCAAAGACGACGAAGGCGCCGCGCATGAGATCGGCAGCCGGACGGTCGATGGTTTCGACATAGCGAAGCCAGCGGTCCCAGCCGGACGACGACTGGACGATCGGGAACTCGCCGGATTGTGCTTCGAGATCCTTCGGAAGCGGCTGGCCAGTTGGCACCCAGACGTGCATGTCCGGGTGTGCTCCGGACTTGCGGCAGAAACCGAGGAAGGCGGCATCGGAGTCGGTGAGCCGCGTGCCATCGTTCAGTTCGTTGAACTCGGCGATCAGGCCCTCTGGGCCGTCGAAGTCCCAGCCCCTCGCGATCGAGCGGGCGTCTCGGAGCACTTCGTCGGTGGGCCGGTACAGGACGCCGTCGGCCTTGCTGACGGTGAGCGTCCGACGTTCGTGCCGTCGACCGCCGTCCTTCCCAGAACCAAAATCAAATTCATTCACGCGCGCGCCGCGCGTCTTGAGTGATGAATCTATACTGACGGGTAGTGAAGGGTTGGGTGCAGCTGGTTCACCCTTATTTGCAGAATTTTCACCCTTAGCGTCGTGATTTTCACCCTTAGCATCTAAGGGTGCAGATTTTGCACCCTTCGCCCCGTCGTCAGTTTCACCCTTCGAATTTGCGTTCGCCGCCTGCTTATTGGCGACACCGGATGCGCGAGACCGCTTTAAGGGTGCAGAATTTTCACCCTTGATACGGTCGTCTTCCTCTTTCCAGCGGCGCTCGGTTTTGGTCCGCAATTCCCAGAGGACATCGAGATTGAATTTGTATTCGTTGGGATCGCCGGGTCCGCTTCCGCCCTTCCTGACGAGCACAAGAACCTTCATCAAAAGGAGGTCCTTGATAGCAAGTTGCACGGTGCGCTCGGACACTTCGGCTTCACGGGCGACACGCCGAATTCCCGGATGGACGCGGGAACCGTCGTCGTGCGCGCAATCGGCAAGTTTCATTGCGACCGCCTTGATGGACGGTCCGCCAAGTTCGGTGCGCCAGACGATCGATGCGACGTGAATGCTCACGGTTCCGTAGGTCCCCAAGTGTGGCACCGACCGCGGGCGGCGAAGCCCGGCGACAAGGTGCAAAGCGTCTTCGGCGCCGCGGTGCACGGAACCGTGTTCGAAGCTCACCGAAGACAGCGAGCCGCAAATCTGAAATCGGCAATTCCCCCAGGCCTTCGACGCGCCACCGCCGGAGCCCTACTCGGCATCCCCGAAAATGGACCGGCCGGAGCCGGTCCAAGTCTAGGGAGGAAACGCCTCGTAATGAGGCGCACAGCATGGCCTCGTCATGAGGCCAGCGACGACGAAGAAGCGTGCAACGCCGTCACTGTTCTGCGCTCGGCTACGATCCGCCGGGATCATGCAAACCGGCGGATCAAATGACCGCCTGCCAACCGAGCGCAGAACGCTGACAACGAGGAACTGGGAACACGGACGCCACTAATGTGGTCGGCCACATACCGGCGTGGCCGACCACAAGCTCCAACCGCAGGGAGCGCTGCAGGGATTAAGCTCCGGATCATTCCACCGGCTCGTTGCAAGAGGCCGGTTTCATTTCACCATCAACGCCGCTTCCCTCTCGGGATACTGGTTGCGCGAGTCGGATTTGAACCGACGACCTCCTGGTTATGAGCCAAGCGAGCTACCGGGCTGCTCTACCGCGCGACACGACGGGAACGGGAGGACGGTCACTGCGCCAGCGGGGGAACCTACCGAGGCAAAATCCGGGGGGATGGATTGTGACCGTCCGCCGATTTCCGGCGGGCGACGCTTACAGAACGCAACGAACTCTTGATCAACGATGCGGCAGTGATCGGCAGACGCTTCTTCTTGGCGTAATCCAGAATGACCGGATGGTGATCTTGAGGGATCGTACCGCCCGTGCCCCTCTTCGACTTCGGCTGCGTCCACCTCCAAACCTGCGTCCGACCGACCCCGGTAATTTCGGAGGTCTTGCCGACGCCGATCAGTTTGAGAACGCTTGCCGCTGGTTCGAGACGGATCAATGCCATGACTCAATGTTGGGTTATTCACAACATTCTGTCAACAGCGTTCGGATTTTCGGAACGAACGGGCGCCGATCATGTTAGGCAATTGCACCGATCGTCTATCTTCCGGCGCAGCACGTCTTCGCGTAGCAAGAGCGAATGACAGATGTCCGCACCAAGGAAGAGATTATCGATTGGCTTCGCGAGAAACTTAACGTTTCTCCGCGGGGAACTGCGGCCGCGCTCGCAAAGCGATTGGGCAAGAACCGCAGTGTGGTGTCGGAGATTCTGTCCGGAAAACGTAACGTCTCCGGAGAAGAACTAATACTCCTGATGGAGTTTTTCGGGGGAAGTGCTTACGCTCCCAAGGAACTTCGTGAAGTGGAGATGGCCGGAGGAGTTGCAGTAGTGGGGCGCATCGGGGAAAACATTTGGACGAAGGCCGGAGGGGGTGACGTCCCAACAAAACAAACGTTCGTTGGAGCCGTTGTTAGCGAATATCCGGTCGAAGACCAGTCCGCCTATATTCTTGAAGAAACGACGCCAGATCATGAGTATCGCGCCGGCGACATGATCTACACGGTACCCTTCACGACGTACCGGTCCCGGCCATTACCCGATGATGTTGTTGTAATCCTAACGTTTCAAGGCGGCTTCGAACGTTTCACGCTCCGCCGTGCCACCGCAGCTGATGGAGGCGTCTCCCTCCAGCCGCTTTTTCCCGACCGCAAGATCTTCCGGCCATCCGATAACGTCGAAGCGATCGTCGGACTGGTGATCGGGTTCTTTCGACCACAGCGAAAGATCTAAACCCCGCTTCCCTTTGATTTTTGTGTTTTTTACGACCGTCGCGCGAGCCGCGGCGGTTTTGTTTTCCAGCCTGATTTTTAGACATTACGGCGAAGTAAATAATTTCCCAAAGTGACTGTTCGGGACGATGTTGGAAACTTCACAACATACGGATTGACGATACGTTGTGATTAGCACAACATTGTGGGGTCGATTTGTGCGCGTTGTTTCGATCCGGCCCCAATGCCCCAGACAACCGCCGTTCCCGACATTCTGATTTTTCTCGACGGCGCCCGTAGCTGGCAAGCGTCGCGGCCGTTCCAACAGGACGCCCATCCCGCATGGCGATGCGGCTGGCGGTGGGGCGAAATTTTCGAACCCGCCCCAGAAGCGCTTCAACGCTTTGCAGTCGCCGTATGGCGGACGGTCCTGTCTTCCCCCAATGGAGAGACCCAATGAAACTTGGACTTTTAGCATTCGCCGTTGGCGCCCTGCTCATCGGCGCATCGAGCGCAGGAGCGGCACCCGTTCTGAGATGCGGCACCGGTCCCCTGGACATCCATGACTGCCCGGCTGGGCCTCAGGGACCCGCGGGAGTCGATGGCAAGGACGGTGTCGACGGTAAGGACGGAGCGTCGATCAAAGGCGACAAGGGCGACACCGGTGAGGCGGGCGTCGCGGGCGCCGATGGCAAAGACGGAAAAGACGGCAAGGATGGCCGAGACGGCCGTGACTTCGACATGGGCAAGGCCCTCGCCCTGAGTTCGGCGATGTCGATGCCGGTCTGGCTTGGCGACAGCGAAACCGTCCGCATCAGCGGCGGCGTCGGCTTTTCCGACAGCGATGCCGCGCTCGGCGCGTCAGCAGTGATCCGGATCGAAAAGGGCCTCTCCGGCTTCGTCGGCGGCGCCGTCACCGATGATGGCAACGATTGGGCCGGCCGCGCCGGGCTTTCCTACGGCTGGTGAGCCACCGCTAGCGACGTCACCGCCCGACCGATAGCGGCCGGGCGGATTTCATCCAGGGGGCAGCAATGGTGAAACGCATATCGAAGATCAAGGTGAGCTCTAAGGACAAGTCGATCAAAATCATCGAGTCCGAGGGAACAGAATTTACGGACTCGACCGAGACCAAACACGTCCGCTTCGCAGAACCTCATCCCGATTTCACGAAGGCCATGGACGCGCTCGTCCCGCACGTCCGCGCGATCCTCGAGCTGCCGCCCAGCTACAAGCTCGGCGCGATCCGCGTCACCGGAGTGACGATCAGCTGCTCCGAAGAAACCGAGGTCGAGGGCGCCGTCATTTCCGGCCTGATCACACTCGACACCGCAGACTCCCCGTTCTCGTTCAACACGCCTCATCTCGCGTTCGATCAGTACGCCGAAGGCAACACCGCGAAATTGATGCCGGAGGACGCGGTGATCGCGATCGACGAACTGCGTTCCGAAGCGCGCCAGTTTCTGAACGGTAAGCGATCGCAGGGCGACCTCTTCGCCGATCATACGACGATCGAAGTGAGGACGCAGTGAGAGGGATTCCGACGCTCGGGTTTGAGACGCGAACCGAAGCCGTGGTGGCGCTCCGTGGCGAAGGCAAGTCACGTGAAGAAGTGGCCCGCGAGCTGAAAACTACCGCCAACAACGTCAAAAATCTCGAAGCTTACGCGGCCAAGACGCCAGCCGTCCTGAAGGCACGCCGAAAGCAGCAGCAAGACCGCCGACGCATCACGATCAGCGATCCGACAGTGGACACGCTCGAGCGGCATGCATTGGCGCGATCAATAACGTTCCAAGAATTGGCGCGACGATTGCTCGACGCCATTGCGAGAGATGGCCTGGTCGACAACGTGCTCGACGACGGAGACGAGATCGCCAATGTCGGACACTAGAACCATTCGCGACGAAGGCCAGATCCGGAAAGCGACGCCAAGGCTAAAGCCGCCATACGCGGTGCTCGGCTATCGGTCGAAGACGACCGCAATCCTGGCGCTTCTCAAAGCCGGGAAGTCGATCGCGGAAGTCGCGGACATCCTCGATACCTCCGTCAAAATCGTCACCGCGCTGGCGTGGGCTGCGAAGAACCGCGGAAACAGATCGCCGCGTCGAATTGAAATCGGCCAGAAGCTCGAGCGCCGTCTCAAGCCATACGCGCAAGAGCGCGAAATGGAGGTCGCTGCGTTCGTTCGATACCTCCTCGACGTCGCCACCAAAGGCAACCTCATCGATGCCGTGCTCGACGACAAGCGGCGGGCGCCAACGACGAACTACGACCTCTCCGCAACCGAGGATTTCTGATGGGCGATAAGACCAAAATCGAATGGACCGACGCGAGCTGGACACCGATCCGTGCCCGGAACATCGTGACGGGACGAGAGGGCTGGCATTGCGAGCCCGCAAGCCCAGGCTGCGAGAATTGCTACGCCGAAGGCATGAACAAGCGCCTCGGAACAGGCCTGCCCTACAAGCCCGGCCACCGTATGGACGTCGACATCCTCCTCGACGAAAGGATGCTGCTCCAGCCGCTGCGCTGGCAGCGACCGAGAATGATCTTCGTCTGCTCGATGACGGACCTCTTCGGCAAGTTCGTCACCGACGCGATGATCGACCGCATCTTTGCGGTGATGGCGCTCTGCCCACAGCATACGTTCCAGGTCCTCACGAAGCGCAGCGACCGGATGCAGGATTACTGCAACACGGCTTTCGGCCGCATCGCCGATCTCATCATTTCGATGAGAACCGACAAAGGCGGTAACGTTCCGTTGCCGCATGTGAAGCTCGGAGCGCCGTGGTGGCCGCTTCAGAACGTCTGGCTCGGCGTCTCGATCGAGGACCAGCGTCGATACGATGAGCGGCACGCCGACCTCGAGCAGACACCAGCGGCCGTACGATATTTCTCGATCGAACCCCTTCTCGGCTCGATCGATATCCGATCATCGGTCAGCGTTGCCGCACATTTCGAAACGCAGATCAGCGCGGCGACATTGAAGCCAGTCGGAACCGCGAACCACGGATGGATACCGGCTTACAACGTCCATACCCGAGAGCCCATCAAGCCGTTGATCAATTGGGTCATCGTCGGCGGCGAGAGCGGCCGCCTCGCGAGACCGATGCATCCCGATTGGGCCCGGCAGATCCGCGACCAGTGTAACGCCGCCGGAGTCGCGTTCTTCTTCAAGCAATGGGGTGAGTACGCGCCACGCGAAATCACCCGGCAAGAATACCAGCATCCGAGGACCGAGCGGCTGGGCGAAAGCATCGTCGATCGGAACGGCGAATTCACCGGATACGCTAGAACGGAACGCGTCACCGTCATGAGGCGCGTCGGCAAGAAAGTCGCCGGCAGAGACCTCGACGGGCAGGAGTGGAACGAGAGGCCGTGGATCGGCAAAGGGCTGGTGGCGGCATGAACGTCACCATCACCATCGATATGGATAAGGCCTGTGCGGAGTGCGGCAACGGCGGCGCCGCCGACAATGGCCTCTGCCTGAAATGTACCGGGCGGGCATTTAGAGACGCCCCGATGAAATCTCGTATCGGGCGGGCGGTGCAGAAGCGCATACGGTCGACAAAAAGCGAGGGGCGTCGGTGACCGTTCGCATCATCAACGCCGACGTCATCGAGGGGCTCCGGCAGCTGCCGGATGAATCCGTGCATTGCGTCGTGACGAGCCCGCCCTATTGGGGGCTTCGCGACTACGGCGCCCCGGGACAGATCGGCCTCGAGCCGACACCTCAACAATTCATCGAGAGACTGACCGGAGTCTTTCGTGAGGTGCGCCGCGTCCTTCGCACCGACGGCACATGCTGGATCAACATGGGCGATAGCTACGCCGGAAGCTGGGGCGCGCAATCGCGCGGCGACGACTATCCCGGCACGCTCGGACACCCGAGCAAGAAAACGATCACGGCACGCCAGATCGCTCCGGCCCAGCGTCACGCATTGGGTACCGGAAGCTCGAAGAGAACGCCGGGGCTGAAGCCGAAGGATTTGATCGGCCAGCCCTGGCGCCTCGCCTTCGCGCTCCAGGACGACGGCTGGTGGCTCCGCGCCGACATCATCTGGTCCATACCGAACCCGATGCCGGAATCGGTCAGCGACCGACCGACAAAGGCCCATGAGTACATCTTTCTGCTGACGAAGTCGGACCGGTACGTCTACGACGCCGAGGCGATTATGGAGTTCGCCGTTAAGACCGGAACCCCCGGGCATTTGGGATGCGGCCAAAATAGTCGGGAGTTCGTGCGCCGGACGCCGAATGCGCCGGACAAAATCAAATCCCCGCACGGCCAAGGATTCACGCGACGCGCATCGGCGACGGACAAAGGCGCGCGACCGCCAGGCACGCCGCCTCAATCAAATCTGGAAAACGTCCCAGACGCGCCGTTTGCCAGAAACAAGCGGTCTGTGTGGACGATCGCGACGACGCCATTTCCAGAGGCGCACTTCGCGACCTTCCCGCCGGAGCTTCCCGCGATCTGCATCAAGGCGGGCTGCCCGGCTGGCGGCACAGTTCTGGACCCGTTCGGCGGCGCCGGCACGACCGGGCTCGTCGCCGATCGACTACAGCGAAACGCAATCCTGATCGAACTCAATCCGGAATATGCGGCGATGGCGTCGCGCCGGATCAACGGCGACCGCGGCGTGCTCCTCGACATGATGGAGGTCGCGCCATGACGTCGAGCGCCCAGCAGCAAAATCCCGAGCAACGAAGCGGAGCAAGCCACGATGCATGATCCAATGACGGTCGCGTTCGAAATCCGCGTCCCCTGGTATCGAACGGTGAAAATGGGAGGAGAGAAGACGTGGCGACATCGCCCGTCCCTCATCACGATCTGGCACGTCGACCCAGAAGTCTGCGGCGACGACGATAGCTGCGGCTGGACGTGGCCTAAGGCGACGCAAGCCGATCGCGATCTCGCAAAAGACCTAGCGAAACAAGAGTTCGAGTATTGGCTCGGAAAATACGGTCAGCACGCAACAGGCGGCGTTCCGTTCAGCGCATACGAGATCATCTGGTGGGGATGGCAGGTCCTCGCAAACCGTCGTCGCCGGACGGCAGCCGTCCTTTCCGCCTCGGAACTGAGGACCATTCTCAACTTGGCGGCAAACCCGCACGATAACATCCGCCGCCTCGTCGCTGGCGCCCTGACGATCGATGGAATGGAGGCGTTTTTTCTCTGCGTCGATCGCCTCTATCGCGCGCACCATCGGCCATGGTGGAAGCATCCGAAGTGGCATGTCCGGCATTGGTCGCTGCAGATCCACCCCTGGCAAACGTTCCGACGCTGGACATTTTCGAGATGCGCCGGATGCGGGAAGCGCTTCGCGTGGGGATACTGCCCAGTTTCGACGTCGTGGGACAAGCCGCGCCCGCGCTGGTTCCGCAGCGAAGTCGGCTCCTACCATTCCGAATGCGCTCCAGGCGGTCCGCAGGCGTCGGCAACCGCGGCTGGCTCGTCGTGCGTGCACTGAGCCGATTCAGAATTTGCAGCTCTCTCCGGAGGACAACCATGATCACGACCGGGCCGCGCCAGGGCAAAGTCAGCATCCACGAAACATCGATCGGAGTGTGGGAGGAACGCGTCAACGATGTCGAGTTCAACACCGTCGTGTTTCAGCCGCTGCTGCGATTCATGCGCAAACGCGGATGGACGATCGGCCCCGACAAAAAAGTTCTGAAGCATTGGCCCAGCATCAGCGCCAGCTGCAAGGAAGGCGCGAAAGACGTCCTGCGCGCGAAGCTGAACATCGCCGGTCGCTGCATCAAGGTCGACATGTGGTCAGAAGACTGGCCGAGCGATAATCCGAACGGACATCAATACTGCTTCGGCAAGCGCGCAAAGATGCCCTTCCTGACCGGGCTGAAATGCGATCGCGAACTGAAGGCGATCCAGGCCTGGCTTGCCGCCCGCCATGGTTATCAGACCGAGGACGACTTCAGTCTGCGGCCGGGAAAAATGACGGCGCTCGAACGTATCCAGGCAGACTACGACAAATCCTGGCACCGAGATCCCGTCCTCGGTCGGCCGCCCGTCACGAACAAGGGCATGGATGAAACCTCCCGCGACGGCGATCTCATCGAGCACGGACAGATCGCGTGGCATCGCGGGCGCGACGGCCGCGTCAGGCGCGGAAGGGTTTATTACAACATCAATTCTATGTGGTGGTTCGTCACCGAGCCGCATGACCGACATAACATCTCCTGCCGGGAGATCCTGACGCGGCAGCCGCTCGAGCTGCGGAGACAGGTCGCCACGCGCAAGAGGCGCGAGGTCCTCGAGCGCCTCATCAATCGCGCCGCAGCTGCCGACGACTTCGCGAAAGCCGAGAAGCTCCGGAGCGTGCTCTTCGGTAAGACACCGCTCTACCGGATCTGGAGCAACAAGCATGGCGGCTCTTATTGGGGCCCGTGCCATTGCGGATACGACAGCGTGGCCGGCGCCGGTCGCTACACGCGCGACGAAGCCCAAAAGCTCATCAATGGGAACCCCGATCAGCTCGAGGCGCGGCCCATAGGTAACGCGCCGCCCATCAAGCCTGAGGTCACCGCTACCAGAGCGAGGGCCGCGTAATGGTCATCGGGAACTACTGCGATACCTTCGCCCAAGCGACGCACGCCATGCCCCAAGGCATGAGCCTCAACGCGCCCTACAAATTTCACTGGCTCAAGGTGGTGCGGGTTGAAGGCCAGACACTTCACTGCACCGGGGCCGGACAACCGATGCAGTTCAAGATCGTGCGGAATCGGACCCTCAAATGCGAGTCCGTCGAACTGACGATCAACGATCCGATCTTCGGACCGCGCAAGTTCCTCACCCTTCCGTTCAAGGGGACCGAGCGCTGATGGGCTGGAAAAACGTCAAAGAGCATTATCGCATCGAGCACATCGTCCACGTCCGCGAGGGCGACGTCTGCATCGGATCGCCGTACATTCCGGTAATCCTCCGTATCGATCGTGAAGGAACCGCGAAGTATTATAGCGAGTACAGCTCGCCGAGAGGTGAACTCGCTCGCTACAAAACGGAGATCGAAGCCGATCGCTCGAAGGTTCTCGAGCTGATCGCGACGCCCGACACGTTCGCGCGCGATATCGTCGTCTACACTTACGAGATGGCCCGCATCATCGAGAAGCGGTGCGAGAAATTCGGCTGGCCGAACGTCACGCACGACGGCGAGCTGATGTACGAGAATACGTTCTCCACCAATCGCAAAAACATAATCGAGCGTGCGCTTTGCAATGCGCGAGCCGGAGCCGAGTTAATTCGTGAGCGCGTCAACAGTGCAGAACATGAACTCGAAAAAGCTCGCTGTTACCTCGCCGAATACGAAGACGCCGTTAAGACGCTGACGGAGGCCGCGGCGTGAAGAAAGACACCCGTCATCTCCGCGGTTCCGACCAGCAGTGCCCGCGATGCGGCAGCCGCAACGTCCACGCCGATCCCAATATGACCGCAGGCGGCCATGGCCCCGGCATCGCGGCCTGCCCGAATTGCAAAACGACCTGGGAGACATTCACGGCGGACCAGCTTCTGGACCCGATGCCGTTCTCGTCGTTCGTTGCGCCCTGCAACAACTGCGCGTTCCGGAAGGGATCGCCGGAGCAGGACGATCCCTGGCTCTGGATGCGGATCAAAGAGGGCATCGAGGACGGCAGCCCGTTCTATTGCCACAAGGGGGTCCCGATCAAACCGAACTCCGAGCACGGGTTCGACTATCCGATGAAGACGATCGTCGTCGAATGCGGCGGCACCGACACGCCGGTCGACGTCCCCGATCGCGCTCGCCTTCGGCTGTGCCGCGGCTGGCTCAATTCGAGATGGGCCCAAGTCAAGCGGAACGCAAAGCAGGAGACCGCGACACCATGACGGCACGCCAACCCGCCCTGTTCCACCTATCGCGCGGCCCGCGCCGGCAGCAGCCACACGTCGCCTATACCGGCGCCGAATGCATCCTCTTCGGATGCCCGTTTTGCGGATGGATGGCCTGGCGGTTCGTGCCGGGCCACCTCCTCGGCGAAGCCGAAAAGGGAATCCAGTGCGAGCGTTGCACCAGGGGTCTGAAACAATGACGGAACCCGTCAAGCAGCGCCAGGCGACGACGGCGGAAATGTCGGCGCGGACCGGCCTGACAACCCGATACTTTCAGAAGCTCGCGAAGCGCGTGCCCTTCGCGTCGCAGCCTGAGGAAGGCGGCGCTATTCTTTTCGATCTGGACGGATACGATGCGTGGGTAGAAGCGGGCCGTCCGAAAAAGTTTGCACGTAAGGAAGGTGGCAAATGGGGATCTACTGGCGCGGCAAGGGAAAGGAGAAAGCGGCGTGGGGCCGAAAGCGCATCCGGGGTCAGGAATACCGCGGTCCCCTTGGCACAAAGTCTAAGAGAGATGCGCCGGCAGCTTACCAGGACTGGCTCGCCCAGCTCGAAAAGGACCTGAAGGGTGAGAAGACCGAGCAAGTCACGACGACCTGGCGGGAGGGGGTGGACAACTTGATCACAAACCATTTCCCGACGTTGGAAGCCTCGACCAAAACCCGGTACCTGCTCAGCCTCGAGATCCTTTCGCCGCACTTCGAGAACATGACGCTGCAGGCGATCCGGAAGTCTGACATCGGCAAATTCGTGACGAAGCGCCGGAGCGGCGGCAAGCTCTCGAAGTACAAGGGCGACGACGAGACTCTGTCGGATTCCACCATCATCCGCGATCTCCAGTGCATGTCCGCATTGTTCACTGTGGCGAGCGATTTTGACCTCTGCGAAACAAATCCGGCCCACGCCTACCTGAAGGCGATGAAGCACCGTGGCACGCTCGTGAACGGCGAAGCGCGCAAGCGGTATCTGTCGCATATCGAAGAAGAGAAGTTGCTGCACCGCGCGCTCGAGCGCGCTCTGAACCCAAAGGCGATCCGTCGCTTCGAAAAGTTCATGATCGCGTGCGCCTTCGCCTTGTACATCGATACCGGCATGCGGGCACAGGAGCTGCTGAACGCGAAGCGTGCGTGGCTTAACCTTCCTCGCAACGAAATAACCATCCCCGGCGAATGGACGAAAAGCGGTCTGCCGCGAACGATCCCGCTATTTCCCCGCGCGCGGCGCATCATCGAGATGCTACCAGAGAACAAGCACACCGACTTTCTGCTCTGGCGGACGGCCTCCGGGAAGCGGTTCGCGGATCTCAATAAGACGCTGCAGGCGATCGCCGCCGAAGTCGACATCACCGACATCGAGATCCATGACCTCCGCCGGACCTGCGGCTGCCGCCTACTCCAGGACCATCGCATGACGATGGCCGAAGTCTCGACATGGCTCGGGCATGCCTCAGTCGAGATCACGGAGGCCGCGTACGCCTTCCTTGAGGCCGAGAACCTGCACGACGCCATCGGCGGCCGTGTCATCGATCACGCCGCGAGACTGCGGCTTGTCGAGCTTCTGACGCCGGGCGATTGCCAGGCCGTGCTCGAGGGGTACCTCGGTCTCACGGGTGGGCATTTCAGAAAGCAACTGCTCCAATCCCAGGACATGCCGACGAAGCTGATCGGCCGCTCCCCAGCGCGCAAAAAGGGAACGAACGCCCCCGAATGACGAAAGGACGCCCATACAACCGCTGCCCGGTCTGCGATACGACGGCCGTCGATTTCTACGCGCTGCGCGCGCCGATCCAGACGCACGCCGGAGCCGAAGCTCCGGCCGAGCTACGGGAGCCGCGCATGCGATGCGAGTGCCGCCGTTGCGGCCATGTCTGGGTCCAGGAAGGCGCCACGATCATCGAACCGGAAAAGGGCTGAGACCGATGCGAGAGACAATCCGACGTCTTTGGGCGGAAGTGCGCTGGCTGCTCGCCGGTGAACTGCTCAACGGCATCTATCACCTGACGAAACGTGAGGCGTCGGAGACGACGCTGCGGGCCATCCACGAGATGACGATGGCGATAGGCGCCGAAGACGTCAAAACGCGTTCTCGCATGAGTCATCGAAAGTCGCTTTGTTCCGGGCACAAATGCGGGCACAATCAAAATTAGACGCTTTGAATCATAAGGAGAAAACGGCCAGAACCCAATAACTCATAATCCGCAGGTCGGCGGT